AAGGAGCGGCCTGAGCACCGACCTCACGAACCTCTGCACCCCCATGTCGAAGCTCACCGCCTCAGCAAGCACAAGCGCCCTGCCCCTAGGATCAAGCTGCCCCACCACAGCCGCAGGCGTCAGACCCAAGTCCATCCCTACGACAATAGGTCGCACCCCATTGGAGATATGGCGCATGTTGGATCTGGCCATGTGGTAGTCTGGCCTGAAGTACTTGTACACAGGCTTGCCCGCAGAGCTAAGCCCATACTCTCCATCAATGTAAACCCTTATGTACTCCTCAGACCGCCCGGTCGTATCATAGTACCCCTCAGGCAGGTTATCTATGTTCTCCGCCAAGGGCGACCGGCCAGACGGCTGCTTGAACACCTCCCACCGGTTATTGTTAGGCGACACCCCATCCTTGGGGTCCAAGTGCTCCATCTGGTAGTACCACCACGTCTCCATGGTGGGAGGGTTAGTGTCCGCCCACATGCCATGCCACGTAGGCCCGCCGTCCTTGGCCGAAGGGAAGCGCCCAACACGTTTAGACATTGCATCGACAATGTCCGGATGAATGTCCCTGCACTCGTTGAACCAAGCAAAGGTCAACTCCAGTGAGTTGAGGTTAGCCACGTCGTCGGCGTCATCCAGCGCCCTGAACATGACCTCACACTCGACGTCCCCCAGCTTGAGGAAATAGGTCTTGGTGGTGCGCATGAAGTGCCCACACACCCCATCAGGGAACCAGTCAAGCCAAGTCTTGATCGTCGTGTCAGTCAGCTGGCGGACAGTCTCACGCACCACGGCGCACCGCGACCGCCTCTTGCCCCTAGCGTCAGGAGCCTGCATGCTGGCCCTGCGTATAATCTCGAAGCAGCAGGTCACACTCTTGCCGCTGCCCACGGGGCCCATCAGCACGCGCATCTTGGCGTCGGACAGCATGAACTTGCGGCCAGTAGGCGGAGGCGTGAAATCAATCGGTTCCATTGGGGGCCATAGATTTCTGCGGGAGCCTGATAACCCTTATACGTCTAGGGGATCTACGAGTACCTTTAATAACTTTAGTTAGATAAGATTCTTTATCAAGTTTAAGTTGTTCGACATATGCTTCGTACTCCACTATGGACACGAAGTCTTTCTCAGACATCTTCCAGCGCCCAGCCAGAGGAACTTGGCGGGCTAGGCGCATTGTCTATGATCGTCATGGGCAGGTCCTGCCCACCTAGGTTGATGCTGATACGCACCCCTCCAGACCCAGCCTCGCCTGTATCTCCCTTGGGCTCCAGTCCGCCCCACTTGACCGTAGACTTGATAAGGTCCGCTTTTACAGCCGGGGAGACCGAGGGGTCGTGGATAAGCAGCCAAGATGTGGTGAGCAGTTCTTCGGCCTGAGCGCGGGCTTTGAGGCGGAACGTCATGCCCTTGGATACGATCTCTTCCCTGTAACTCTCCACGCGCTTGAGGAACACAGGGTCAGCGTTGAACGTCAGTAGATCCGCAGGGGCCATGGAGTGGCGCTTAAGTATGTCAGCCACGGGCTCCCCGCTGCCTTCCAGACAGAGGGCTATGTCAAACGCAAGGCGGTCTGACCACTTGGTGTGGAGGATTGCTGATCTATCCATGCGTTAAGGATAGCGGGGTTTAAGAAACCGTCAAGAGGCAAGTGGCTGGGGTAGGGAGGGGGTAGGAGCAGGGGTGAGTAAACTTTACATTTTGGATTTTTGGGTTGTGTTTTGTGCGGTTTACCATGTTGGGGGGAGGCTAGAACTCACCGTCCGACTGCCCCCCACCCTCTCGCCTCATGCACAAGCGCTGCCGAGCACGTTATGGCTTAGAAACTCGAACAAAACATGCGCTTGACAAATCGAATTAGATATGCCATTGTTGATTTGTCGATGGGGATACCCCCCTCGGCAGATGTTTGACATGAAAGGTTACGCGATGAAATACGTCGTGGGTTACGTCGACGCCGACGGCCAGTGGGTTACGTGGTCCTACTGTGATGTCGAGACGATGGCGCTAGTGCTCGAAGCCTGCATGGTGAAAGACCTAGAGGTTGGCCTGATGCGGACTTGGGAAATACGAGAGCGACCCAAGCGCGGAATAGCTGACTGGCTGGTAGAAGACCGCCGGCTGAAACTCTAGACCTAGACTGAGACTGAGAGGCCCCGGGAAACCGGGGTCTCTTTTTTTGTCTGTTTTTCTTTTGTGTAAGTAGTCTCATGTGGCCGGGGGGTTAGAGATCGACGCCCGCCAAACGGTCGACGGACGCCACGGGCACGCCCGCTTTCGGTCACGTTATAGCTCGCTTTTCGCGTTTTTACCCGATTGACAAATCGAATTGGATGTGCTTTAGTCGGTTCACGGTTGGAGACGAACCCAACCGGCCTACCGATGTTTGACATCGCAAACGCGAGCCGGGCGCATTCCCGGCATTCTGAGGGCCGGACCCCGCGTGGGCCGGACCCTGTGAAGGAGAACTAGCATGGCGAAAGCCAAAAGGGTTAAGAGCGTTAAACTTTCTGCCGCTGAAGCTTCCACGTGGACCAACATTCCAGCGGAATCGTTCGCCTCAGAAAAGGGCCAGATGGCCCTTCTCAAGGCGGCTCAGCTCATAGCGATGGAGACAGAGGTCAAAAACCTCTTCCGCGCTCTGGTCGAGCCACGGGTTGGTTTCCCGATCAACGTCAGCCTGAAAGGGCTGAAAGCGGACGGGACCGGGTCAATCGGGTTCATCAAAGCGGCCCCGAGGAAAGACCCTGAAGCCAAGCCTAAGGCCGAGCCGAAGGTGACCTTCTAACCTAGCCTGAAGACTAAGCGGATCCGGGATAACCTCCCGGGTCCGCCCTTCACAAAAAAGGAGAACCAAATGGATTACCAAGTGGAATATTCCTACCCCGACTCCCCTACGGTCTGGCATCGCTGGAGTTACTATCAGGACCAGAAAGCAGCCGAAAGCGCTGTCAGGCAGGCGAGGAAGGAGGACCTGAAGATTCAGGTCCAACGGACATGGCGCGCACGCAAGCGGCCACGGGTCGGCATCGCCGACTGGCTGTTCGAAGAGCGCCGGATGAAACTCTGAACCACCAAGACTCAAGGCCCCGGGAAACCGGGGTCTTTTTTTGTTTGTGTTTTTGTAGTTGTACCACAGGGCCGGGGGGTTATAGCTCGCGACTAACGTGCGCGTAACTCGTACTAATGTAAAGTATATAGTATAGTGTAAAGTATGTAAAGTTATAGCCCTAGAAACTTTAATCTATTTCGCCTAACTTTAATCTATCTCGGGGCTTTACGCCATAACTTTAATTTAGATCGTAGACTTTACACGATTAATGTAAAGATCCACGGAAAGCTGAGGAAAACCAAGGCTATATATATAGTTAAGTTAATAATATAATATAAATAAGGTAAAAAAGGTACGATTTTTTACTAAGGTTCATACCATTTTTGCGAATTCCCCTACACTTTACAGGGGCTATACCCCCTAATCCCACCCCCATGGCCTCTGACCCCCACATTATCTCAAAAAACCTACCTTATTTAGATTGTTGGCCATAACCCATTGATTCCACATCACTTTTTTGATCTATTAAAGTTACCTCGTCACGATATTTTTGCCTCGTCCCCTAGATTATATGTAAAGTTAAGCGAATTAATTCGGTATGTTCTGGTTTTGTCCCTATATTTTTTCGTGTTACATGCAACAACACTGCATGTAAACGCGTTTTATACAGTCGTTTGAGACTGTAAAGTGATAATTGTTTCAATGTAATGTTAAGTTGTAAACTTACCTCCCGTCCCCTTTACACGCTACGCTTAACACATGACGCTAGCCTGTGGCGCTTATGTACAGTTATCAAGAAATAAACTTTACATTCCCGGGGTGCGACATTCTGCCACATTGCATCCTGTCCCGGTCTGTGGCAGCATCTTGGGGTCGGGGCGAATTGCGTCCAGATTTAAGTTCTTATAGAACTTAACATTAACCAGTGAATGCCCTATGGCAGGAGGTTCCTATGTCTAACTTATCGTTCGTTATGCGTCATGGCATCGACCCTGTAAGGGTTACGCCCAACGTGTCTATTACACCCTTGGCCGAAGGCGGCTTCGCCGTGGCCTATATCGCGCCTGCTAACAGCATCGCTCCGTCTCCCCCTGAGTACGCCTATACTCTGGACGAAGCTGTCTCCGTAGCGCGGACTATGGACTATAGCCTGCGTGTATTCAACCAGCAGTGTGAGGAGGCTGACCGTAAGGGCCGTCGTCAGCCGCGCTCTTATGGGCGCAGGTTCAGGACTGCCAAGGCCGCTTTCGCCTACTCTGGCCCTACGTTTTAGGAGGACGCTGTGAATACGGACGCGATAGCTGAGTATGAAAAACTACATGCAAAAGCCGATGCTTTCTGGATTGTATACGCTTATGAAGACGATCCTGTTCTCGAGGAGCTATATATCACGCACATTGATGCGGTGTATGCGAAACTGGAAGAGTTACTTTCAAAAATGACCGACGAAGAATTGCAGTATATATCGCGCAAGGAAAACTGGGCCGCCTACGCCGACTAATATTAAAGAACGAAACCTAGGGGCTTCGGCCCCGATGGTCGTGGCGTTATGCGCCACCTGACGAGTTCAGTTAACATCCATACAGTAAGGAGAACCTATGCGGCTCTATATGCTGCGCTACGCCTCTGGTCGCGCCTATCGCACGGCTAATGGGGAGTATGTTTACTTCAATTCCAAGGACGAGGCCAAGCGTCAGAGGGACGCGCTTAACCGCGCTGTCACTGGCGAGAAGGCTGTCGTCAGCCTTGGACCGGACCATAAACGCTGGCGCTCAGGCCGCACGGCCTGACTGCCGCCCTGTTCGATACACTCTGGACATAATGAAGGAGATAACAACTATGCATGCTTCACTTCTCTCGCAGACCCTTCAGGCTCTGCATAAAATTAATCGCTCACTGTGCATCGAAGGGCCACCCGGTGGTGGCAAAACCAGCGTGGTGCGTCAGACTGCGCGCCTTATGGCGGGGTGCACTAACGACAGCGTTCACCCTGACGAGCACATGGTCGGTTCGATCACGGTCT